TTGGCGGTCGCTGACATAGTAAGCAGAAAAGCCATTCCTGCCAAGATCCGCTTTGATTCCCGCCGTCACGTTGGCAAGGACCGCTGCAGCGTCGTACCCGCTTGCCAGCGTTACCGTGCAGGCCATGTTTATTGCAAGCCCTGTGGCACTGGTGACCGTGCAGTATGCCCCGATTGGGGCCGCCCCTTCTCCGATTCCGGCGCTGCCAGGGTCAATGTACACCTGCACCGCTGCCACTAGCTCCGCCGAGGCGGGCTGATGGTTGCTGTCAATAATGCAGATTCCTACCGTGTTCGCGCCGTTTGCAAGCGGGTAGCACTTTGCCCCACCCACGCCGGGGACCGACTCCGCCCACGCAACATACTGATTTTTATTCGCGCTGGTCGCGGGGGTGAGGACGGCCACATAATACCGCGCCCGGAGGCTGTCGTCTGTCTCCGCATCGTAGCCGCCGGTCATGACCGCTGGGTTTGTCACGACGGAGATCCCAGTCGGCGTGACGGGCATCTTTGTAATTGCCCCCGCTGCAACGTTCCCGGACGCTCCCGCTACAATCGCCTGCACAGATACCGCAGCTCCGTCCGTGACACTTTTTGTCTCCGTCGCCGCAAACTGAATGCCGCCGGCGCTTTCAAACAGGGCGCCTTTGGCAATCGTTCCTGTGCCGGTCACGATCTTGATCGTTCCAGCTGCGTAGGTCGCCACTTTGCGAGTCACGCCTTTGCGCTGATAACACCATTTTGTCAGGGTGTCGCCGGTCATGTTGTCCACGTCTGCGGCCGCTTCCGCCGTAAGCAGATCATCACCCAGGCTCTTAATAGCCAGTGCAAAAGCCCGCGTCAGATCATAGGTTGGGAATCCGACCGTCTTCTGGTAGGTGTCCGAAATGTTCCCGAGGATTTCCCCGTGAACAGTATCCACATCATAACTCAACGGAAACCTCGCCTCCCTCTCCGCTCTTCAATGCCACGGTGAACGTGATCGTGCTGCCTTCAATGCTGAAGCCCGACACGGACTCAATGGCGTGGCATAGCGTCGCGCCCTCCGTGATCTGCCGTTTCAATTCACTCAGAACCGCCCCGGACGGCAGAGACTTTTTGCCGATCAGCAGCGTCGTGTCCACGCCGAATGCCGTATCTCCGTATACGGCATATTTTCCGGGCTTCGTCCGAACCAGCAGCTTCAGCCATTCCATCACCGCCGCCGTCCCGGTGATGGCTTTCGGGCTGCCGTCAATCAGCGTGAATTTGCTTGCGGCGTCGTCAAAGGAAAAGGACGTCGCTACCTCGGCGCTGTCCTCTTCCAGCGTTTCCGCCGCAGAAGTTGCCTGTGGAAAAATCATGCGTCCGTCACCACCCCGACAATGTAATAGACCTGTTGCCCGATTAGCAGCACTTTCTGCCCCGCAAGCAGTGGGCGAGGAACCAGGCATTTCCCCTGAGAGCATCCGGCGCAGTTGGCCAGCACCTTCCCGCCAGAATAGTCGCAGGTGGCTCCGCCCGTCGGCGAACAGGACTGATATGCCGTACACTGCATCCACGGATCTATCCGCCGTAGCTGCTCCGCGCCCAGAATTGCCGCACCGTCATAAATGGAGATTTTCAGCGGCGAGGCGGATACGACCTTTCCCTCAATGTACGGCCCCATGCTGGGGTTATCCCGCTTTTTCAGCTCCTGCGCCATTTTCTCAGCCCAAGCCATAGCATCAAATCCTTTTCAGTGTTAAATCCATCGTGTGCGGATGGTCGTAGTTGTGGGTGACGGATTTTACGAGAAAATTGCCGGAGAACTCCGCCAGATTGAACGCCAGCACCACACCCGCCGTCACGCTGTCCGCACCGTAGGTGTGGATAGTGATTTCCTCCGACACGGTGTTCAGCTGAGAGAGCAGCGTTCTCGCCTTTTGTGCCGCCGTAGCGCCGTCCGAGTCGGAGAAGGTGTCCAGTTTCATTCGCTGCCCGTAGCGGGCAATACTGGCCGCGTCAGAGGCAGACGCAAGAACGGAAACGCTGTTGTCCTGGTCGGAATAAATCTGGACGGCATTCCGCAGGTTCTCTATGCTCCACTTCACGCTGGGCGCTCCCGGCTGCCTCTGGATTGGGAACGCCGGCAGGTTTCCCGCAGGCTGGTAGGTCGCCGTGACCGGGGCCGTGCCGTATGGCGTGATGTACAGCTTCCCGCCCCGCACACGAATTTTGTACTCTGCCCCCGTCTCTGCCGAGGCCGTTGCCAGAATATCCTGTAAAATCGTGCTGACCGCATCATGATAAATTTTTGCGATCTTCGCGCTTATGGCCGGGATGCTGCCGACGGAAATACCCAGCTTTGCGCACAGCTGCTTGATGGCCGTATCCGCCGCCACGCCGTTGAACTGGATAATCAGGTCATTCTGCGTCAGGATGATTCCGTCATCGGTCACGGACAGCTGCATCTTGTCCCGGTAGTCGCCGGAGATCGTCTCGATCTGCCCGTCCATGACGAGGCTCCCGTCTTTGTAGAACAGAATCCGGTCACCGCAGACAACCGCCAGAGGGCTATGCTCGGGGTCGATGCTGCTTTGCTGCACGTCCATGGACATCGTGACGGCCAGCGAGTCCAGATCGTCCGACGTGGACACTCCGCCGCAGCGGGAAGTAATGTCGGTTGTGGCACTGGTATCCCGGCTATACCATTTTGCAATGTACTTTTCCATTAGATTACATAGCTCCCAAAGCGGTATTCCCGCAGTTCCAGCGTGTAGGCCACGTCCCCGGCCTTGTCCCGCTTGTAGGTGAACTTATCCACCGTACAGGGCATATTGAAGATTTCGGAGCCGTCATTGTCCAACAGGATTGCCCGGAATGGGATAAAGCGCTTTCTCCCCGCCTCAATCTTTCGCACGTAGTCCCACCCGTCGGAGGATGAGCGGGGCCGCATCCACGGATAATTGTGCGTCGGAAAGATGGATGCAATGGAACAGTTCCGCAGACCCATGGTTCCAATGGTGTTCATCTCGCCGTTCAAGGAGTCGAAGCTGCCGTTGCTCTGCGGACTTTCAAGATCAATGCCCTCATTCTCCACAACTGGGAACACCATGTTAACTTCATTGTTGTTATAGGATAAAATGAAATCCATACGGCCTCCTTACACGCGATTCTCTGCCGTCACAATCCGCTGGACAACGTAATCACCGCACTGCTCCATGAACGCCTTATTGCCGATCACATTGCCCTGAATGATGAAATAGAGGACAATGCTGCGGCCCTGCTGCGAAATGGTCTTCTTACTGACATCGTGGGGGACGATCTGCGATCCGCTGGGGAGGTTCACGATCTCACCCCGGCCTCCCTCGTTGATACGGGTCTGGCCGCCGGAGAAATAGCTGGTGCCGGTGGCGTGGCCCGCAATGGGGCCATAGGTCGCCTTGCGAACCGCACCGTAAACCGCTTTGGCGCCCTTGAAGATCGTCCCCAGTACAGGCACTTTTTCAATTGCGCTGCCGATAGCTCCGATCTTGGTCTGAATCCAGTCAATGACACCGGTCACTTTGGCCTTGGCGGTATCGAATGCACCGACAATGGAATCCCGAATGCCTCCGAAAACGGCTTTCACGGAGCCCCACAGCTCCTGCGCCTTAGCTTTGATGGTGTCCCAGTTTTCCCACAGCAAAACTCCGACCGCCACCAGCGCAGCAATTGCAAGAGCAATCGCAATAGCCGGATTTGCCAACATAATCGCGTTCAAAATCCCGCCCGCAGCACTTGCGCCCTGAATAACCGTGGTCAGCGCCGAGACCATGGGTACAATCGCCATAATCACGTTGAATGCCGCAAAACCGGCCACGATGCCAGACAGAACGGGAATCAGGATGTTCATGTGCTGAATAGCCCACCCGACCACCGTTGAGACGACCTTGTAAATTGTGGAAAGCACCGTCTTGACCTTTTGCATTCCCGCAAAAATTTCTTCCTTGTGGGCTTGCAGGTAAGCAATTGCAGTGGTAACCTTGCTTTGCAGCTTGGCGACGAGTCCGGTTAGCTTCTCCTGCACGAATGGGAGCGCCTGCGACGCCACGCCGTAAATCTGTGCCTTGATCGCCAGCAGGCCCTTGCCGACTTCCTCAGTCATGTCTCCGTATAGGTTCTGCGCCTGCTTGATCTTGCCCTGGTCCGTCTTGGCCAGAGCCGCATTGACGCCGCCGACATTGTCTTTCAGGACTTCCGCGAGGGCCGCGGCCTTCTCCTCTTCGGTCCCGTACTTGATTACTTTTTTCTGTGCATCGGTCATGATGATGCCGACGCGAGACAGCGCTGTAGTCTGCCCGGACATGGCCTTGCCGATCAGGTTGCCGATGGTAACGGCGTCGTCCTGCGTCGCATTCAGGCCCTTCTGCTGAGCCAGCAGGTCGGTCATGCCGGTGGACAGCGTCGCAATGGATTTGTCGGAGAGCTGGAAGGTTGCCAGCTGCTGCTGTCCCGCAATCGTAACTTCGTCTCCGATCACGCCGACTTTCTGTAATTCGCTTGCAACACCGGTCAGGTGCTTTTTCGCGGCCTGAATTGCCGCCGTGCCGCCGGAGGCGATGCTTTTTACATTACCCAGCACCGCCTCCAGCTTGGTCTCCGCCTCGATCTGCGCTTGCGCAGCCTCCATTGCCTCCCCAGACCACGCCTTGATACCTGCGACAGAGATCACGCCGCTCAACGTCCCCAGGGCGAGAGCGGCTTTCCCAACCGCTCCCGCCACCTTCTTGAACTTGCTATTGGCGTTTTTCGCCCAGCTGTTGATTACATTGGAACAGGCTTTGATCTGCTTCTGCTGAGCCTTTACCTGCGCGGTGGTGCCTTTCAGTGGCTTGGAGAACTTGTCCTGCAAGGAAAGCAGAATATTGATGTTTTTATTTGCCATCCAGTGCCTCCTCTTCCAGTTCCCACGCTGCCGTGAAGAATTCCCGTTCCAGCGCGGACAGGCTCAGCAGCTCATCCAGCGTATGCCCTTGGCCTAAGTAGTGGGCGATCAGCATGAGATCGCTGTCGCCCCTTATGCGTTTTTTAACTGCTCCCGGACGGGCTCTCCCATCCCGTAGAAGTCCAGGATCTCGGCAGACAGGCTTCCGATGGCGCCAAGATTGTCGTCCAGCAGCTTGTAAACGATGTCCGTCGGCTCCTCACACTCATATTCCGCCTGCAGCTTCTTGTCCTGCAGCGTGGGGCAGCTCTTATAGATCAGCTCCACCTCAAAGTCAACGGATTCCCGCAGCGATGGATTGTCCCCCTGCTGGTCCATCAGGCTCAAAAACGCCGTAAGCGGCAGCTTCTTGAATACCAGCGCGCCGCCCAGCGACGGGACTTCGATCTCCCGAAACTCCATTTTTTCTGCGTCCCGCTGCTCATGGCGGGCAATCAGAGCCTCCAGAGTTAGCTTCTTTGCTTTTCCCATATCCGCCCTCCGTTAAATCACGTCGAGGTACTTGAAGGACCCGGCCTTGAACGGGACTTCTTCCTCAGTCAAGCCCTTGTTTTCAAACTTGTTCAGGGTAACCTCGTCCAGTGTCACGTCGTACAGAGCCACGCGCTCCGCGCCATAGGCCGTCGGGTCATCCAGCGCTGCAATGACCTTGATTTCTGGCATGACGCCGGAGACAATGGCGTCCTTCATCAGCTTGGCGACGGTGGAGTCATACTTGTGCAGCGTCAGCGTGCCAGCGACGGAATATCCCATGTACCGGTGCTTCTGCCCCAGATCGCCGTTGACATCCACATCCTCATAGTCCAGCGTGGCCTTGGCTTCAAAGGACTTAACACTTGCCAGCCGTTCATCGTTCAGCCAGACCTTGCCGAAGGAGCCGCGGAGGATCTTGTTGTGGTCGAATTGATTCATATGTCAGCCCTCCCTTACGACAGATAGATCGTGAACGTCAGGTCTTCCATGGCGTCCAGAATCTGCACATCCGCCGTTAAGTACACATTGCTTTTGTAGGTCCTTTTCTTGGCCTGCGCATCTGTCCAGCCGGACGTATCCACCTCGACTTTAGTCCACGCGGCTTTCTGGGCTGTCAGGTCAATCCCGCAGGTGTTGGCATAGTCCGGATTCAGCACGTCTTCCCGGCCCAGCTCCGTGAAGTAGGCCAGGATGGCAGACACCAGCAGCGCCTGATTGTCGTACTTGTTCTTGAACTTGCCCAGGTAGCGGCTCTTGAACGTGGTAACGATGTCCTCCTGAATCAGGTCCATGCCCTCCACCACCGTGATTTTCTTCTGGTCTTCGGTCATGGTGGCGGACATTGTGGTCAGGGTGTTGACACCTCTGGCAATGCGGATGGTGTCATCGTCCTTGAACAGCGCCAGATTTCCGGCATCGATGCTCGCGCCAACATCCGCAATGGCAGAAACCGCCCGCAGATCGTCCAGTTCCCAATAGGTCACGCTTTCCGTCATGGGGCAGGCCGCCAGAATTCCGCCCAGTCGCGGCAGGTACAGGTTGATCAGCAGCTCTGTACCGTCCTTCAGCGTCACCGCCGTGTTGGGAACGTTGACGATGTGCAGATCGTCCGCTGCGCTCACCCCGCAGACCAGCGCCTTGACCCTATGCCCCTTGCTGGCAAGGTTCCTTGCCTTGACATAGGCAACAAGGCCCGCC